AGAACAGTGGGCGCATGTTGCCCTTGCGGTCGGCGGTTTTGACGCCGAGCTCACCGAGGGCGTCATAGGCTTTGCCGGTCGGAGCCTGCAAACGGGTAATGACTGCGCGGCTCCCTGTCCCCGCCATCGAGCCGGTGATTTTGGCATCCGCCAGCGCACCGGCCATGGCGGCAGTTTCCTCAACGCTGATACCGGCATTTTTGGCCACCGGCGCGGCATAGGTCAGCGTGTCACTGAGTCCCTCGAAATCGGCGGCGCTTTTGTTCATGGTGGCGGAGATAACATCTCCGATGTGTGCCACCTTGTCGTTGGTCAGCCCAAAGGCAGATTTGACCCCCATCAACAGCGCGGCGTTTTCTTCCATGCTGCGGCGGTTCGCCAGTGACATGTTAAGCGTGGTCGGCGTGGCGGCGAGAATGCCGTCTTTATCCGCGCCTGACTTGGCGATGATGATTTGTGCGGCGGCCGCGTCATCGGCTGAGGCGGCGGTGGTGTCTCCGAGCTGGCGCGCCTGAGCGCGTAACGCCAGCATATCGGCGCTGGATTTATCCAGACCGAGCACGGCCTGTAACTCTGAGTTTTTCTGTGCAAAGTCATAGCCGGGCTTTAATACAGCAGTACCCGCCACAATGCCCGCCGTCGCCACGCCCACACCGGCGGCACCGGCTCCAGCCAGATTACCGGCGAGTGCTTTACCGCTTTGATAGCGCCGATTAATCCGGCTGAGTCGGGCTTGTTGCTGGCTGTTACGTGCGAGGGCGTCACGCTGGCGATTAAGGCTTGCGGTCGCTTCATTGACAGAGGTTTTCAGGCGGCGCTCATCGTTGGATAACGTGCGCGTATTGATACCCGCTTGCTGTAGCTCGAGGCGCTGACGCTGCACGGATTGGCGCAGACCGTTGTATTTGAGCTGGAGCTCAGCGGCGGCGCGCTTGGCCGACTCCATCACCTGCGCCTGTGCGCGCGTCGGCTTTTCGGTGGCTTTGAACTGGATAGCCAGCTCGGCGGCTTCTTGCTTGGCTTTCTTTAACGCTTGGCCGGTGACGGCGAGCTGGCCGCTCGTTTTGCGAAAGCCCTCAATACGTCCCGCTTGGGCGTTCAGCTCCTTGAGGGTTTTCTGTGTGTTGCGAATATCACCAGACAGCGATTTGCTCGCGGTCTGGATCGCTTTAAACGGGCGGCTGGCTCGGTCAACGGCGTTGAGAAGCACCTGCAATTTTAGATTATTGCTCATCAGTACGTCCGTTTGGTGTAGCGCTTCGTTGTAGCGCTTTGTCGCGCCAGAGGGCGAGCTCGGTCAGGCTCATGGGGTTAAGTTCTGAGGGCGGCCAGTGAAATATCACTGCGATATCCGCCATCAGGTCATCGACCGATAAGTCGGCGGGAAAGTCTATTGAGCCGAATTCGGTGACAAAAAACCAATCACCTTACCGGCCAGCGCAATCATATCGGGCAGTTCCAACTTGACCACGTCGCTCTCCAGCAATGGTGGGTAGGTCATACGCGGCAGAACCTTAATCAGCGCATCAACGTCAGAATTTGCCACCGCCGCCAGACTCACGCCGCGCAGGGTTCCCGCATTGGGTTTGATGAGGGTCACTTGTTCGATAAGCATATCGCCACGCTTAATCGGATTCTCCAGCGTCACCAGATTGTCATTTTCAGGGGTGACGTGCTCAGTGATGTTTTTATCTTTCATATTCGCTCTCTTAAAAAAGGGGATTAACCGGCCAGTGTTGCACCTGACCGGCCATAACATTACAGACCGAGGTTTTTACGGTGCTGCGCTAAGCGATCGACGCCGTTGACCTTCTCAATCATGTTGACGACGTCAATCTCGATGAGCTCTTTGCCGTCCACAATCAACTTGTAGTAGGTGCATTGGGTCGAGATTTTGGTCTCGGTGTTCTCGCCTTGCTTGTTGTCACCGCCGTCGATTTCTTTATGGCGGCCACGTAACACGATTTCCACACCGCTAATATCGCCGGTGTCGTCACGCTGGTAAGAGCCCGAAAAGCGCAGTGGCACATCAGAGGCACCCGGCACGGCGTACTGACTCCATAAATCATCGTCAGGGAAACCGCCGATAGTCCACTCCACGGCCAGCGCATCGTCATCGAGCCCCAAATCCACCGCCGCCGAGCCGTTCATCCCGCCGCCGCGATAGTTCTCCAGCTTGCGGGTTAGTTTGGGCAACGTCACTGAACTGACAACGCCCATGTAACTCAAGCCGTCGTTAAACAGGTTGAGGTATTTCAATTTGCGCGGTAAAGCCATAGCGGGTTAATCCTTAGCTGTTAGCCGTTGAGCCCAAGCTCACCAGATATTTATCGGTGATGCGTTGGCGTAGGGTGAGATTCTCCAGCGGTGGCACCGGCGTGTAGTCGTAATCGATATAGAGCTTTCCCGCTTTCAGACTCTCTTTATCGTTGGCACTTTCGTCATACCAGCAATCCGCATCGATGATGTAACCGTTAGTTTTCAGCTCGCGGAATTTGGCCTTGATACCCTCGACAATGTCGCGAATAAGCGTGGCGGTCATCGGCTTATCTACCGCCCATTGATGAGCCTCGGCCATGGTATCGGCCAGCACCTGCGCGGTGCGGGTGTAGTTCTCGAACAGGAAAAGCGGATCGTCTGAGCAGGTACGGTTACCCCAAAAGCGGAAACCATCGGAGCGCACCAGCGTAGTAACACCGGCCTCGTTGAGCAGGTCGGCATCGGTTCCCGGTGCCTGTAAATCCCAAAAGACCGAGGCACTAATCCCCGTAACACCGTTCACGCCGACGTTAGACAGGGTTTTGTGCCAGCCGGTCTCTTGGTCAATCTTGGCGCGCAGACCTAATGCGCGGGCGGTCGCCCACGCGGTGCCGCTGGCGTTGGTGGTGGTATCCCATGCCAAAAAATCCGGCCAAATCAGCATCAGCTCGCGCTGACTAAAGTTGTCGCGGTACTTAATCGCATCCGACAGGGTTTTACAGCCCCACGCACTGATATAGCCAAAGGCGCGCAGCTGCTGGCAGATTGACGCCAGCGCGACGGCCACCTCTTTAGTATCGAGACCCGGCACGCCTAAAATGCGCGGTTTGACGCCGGTGACGGCTTTCGCGGTAAGCAACGCTTTCAGGCCGGTATATTGGCCGTTCTCATCCGCGCCGCCGATGATGTTGGAAATCGTCGCCGCCTGGATCGCTTCTTCGTCATCGCCTTCACCCTCGGCCACGCGCACCACGACGGTAACGGGCTTGCACTGGTCGCCGATGGCCGCCAGCGCGGGGACTAAGGTGCCTTTCGTTCCGGCTTTACCGGCAGCGGTCACAACGTCGGTAATCAGCACCGGTACATTGAGCGGGAACATTTTTTCATCTGCATCCGACGCGGTGCAGACCATACCAATAATGGCCGTTGAAACGGTGGAAATGACGCGGGTGCCGTCGTTAATTTCGAGCACCTGCACGCCATGTTTAAAATCGGGCATCGTGTATGACTCCGTGAGAAAGTTGCAAGGCTATTGTGTTGTGCGTGGACGGGAACAGCGAGCAATGGCCGACGTTCGGGTGATGAAACAACAGGCAAAAAAAAGCCCTCAAGCGAGGGCGAGAAATAGCGGGTTATATCAGGCGGGTAACGGTGGCCAGTCAATATTAGGCGCGCTTGCTGTTTCAATACGACTGAGGAGTACGCTATATCGCTCCAACTCATCAAGCTGCTGTAACTCATCAGTTTTAGCAATCCCAAGGCGCTTAGCTCGCGCAAGGGGTAAAATCCTTACCTCGGCTTCGTCAATGAGTTGCTGCTTTTTCGCCTCGGCAGCGGCAATCAACTGTTCGTGTGTTACTGGCGGATTGAGATGAGCATCAATCTCTGACTGCGTCATTTTTCGCAGCGCTTTAATTTTCTCGTCAATATCAAAGAAAACATCGGGTATTTGCTCTTGTTCATTATCGAAATCAGGGGCATTAATTCGTTCAACGAACAATAACTGAGTATCATCATAGGCATAGACTTCGCCTGTATTTTCATCTGTAAAATAATTCATTATGACAACTCCGCCCAGTTTATTATGGCTCCGCCAACCGTAGCGACTTTATACGCCGCACCTGCTGGCACAATAGCGGATACAGCCGCATCAGAATTCGCGTCTTTGTAATAAGTGCTCGCCTTCACAGCCCCAATCCAGAGTTCAATATACGATTTTTGTTGTTGCTCCTTTCCTGTCACTGAAACAAATACCGGTTTTCCTGAAGTATTTGTATATACCGTATTAAGCGCTCGTTGTTTTGTGACATCACGCCAAGTCTGATTTACGCCAATCTCAGCAAGTCCAGAGACTAAGGTGGCCGGGACGATCCCTTTTAAGAGTTTGCCGTCAGAATCGACCCAAAAAACAAATTGCTGCTTGGCTTCATTCCAAAAACCCATGGTGCCGCTGGCACCTACGGAAATGAGGAATTTTTTATCACGGGTACGTACCCCCGTATTTTCGGCAGTATCATAGAACGTATCTCCGTTAGCGTAATTCCCTTTGGCTTGGTAACGCACATCAAAGTTGGCGTAGTTAGTTGGAATAATCCGACCAGAGAATGCCAGTTCGGTAGCATTCCAATAACCATACATTCGACCATTTGCACATAAATCCACCTGCCCATCGACGGTGCTGCGCAGCCCTGAATCAGAGTCTCCAATATTCAGCACACCACTACCAACACCCCCCCACTTGAATCTGGTTTTTAACCGTTAAGTTTCCATTAAGCGTACCGCCAGTGGATGGTAAAGCCCCCACATCATCGGCAGAAATAGTAATGTCTGCGGTGCCATTAAATGCCTTACCGGCGATTTTCCGCGCTGTGGCTAATTTAGTTGCGGAAACGGCATTTCCATTAGATGGCAAAGCGCCAACATCAGCGGCTGTCGGTTTATTTTTATCGGTATAAAAATACTGATAAACAAAGGCATTGCCGCTATCCCATCGCACGGCAATTTTGTCAGTCGGTTGTGATGGGATGATAAAATGCCGATCGCTTGTCGCGGCGCCACCGTCTTGACGTAATGTGATTGAATGAGCGAACGGACCACTGGCAACTTGATGAGTATAAAAACCCGTTGGCAAGTTCGTCGGGATATTGTCATAGCCTGTACCTGCTACGGCGGAGAGTCGCGGTGCCGTTCCGCCAAGGCCAAAAGCGGCAACTTTTAGCACGGCGTTCGGCTCATTATCCGTTTGGGATGTTTGCACGTTGGACGTTGCCGCCGTGCCGAGCTCTAAATTC